GTTTTATTGAGACTACACGCGTACGTGACTATGGCTACCGCAGATACCACCCATACCATGCTGTCAGCATTGTTTGACGCATTACTACAAACTAACGATACCTTCACCACTGTTCGTAACCGCGTCAGAGTAATGAAACGCGCCCTGGATCAGCACGTCGAAGACCCCTTCGCTCACGAATGTTCATTGTCTCAAATGCCACGACCAGTCATCCCGGCCCCGACACCGGCCCCCACGAACAGGATTCAGCCCGAGGGAATCATCACCATGTGGGCAACGGCGCACTTCGAGATTCATGGCGGAGGTCAACGACTCGCAACCAGTGAGCGCGCCCCGAGGATAATCATGCACGTGTCACCGACCACCGTACGTTTGGAGATTCCACTCACCACGTACATCCCCGAGAAACGCATGCGTACCGGGTCAAAACTGCGCATTGCCATTCTTAAAGGAACTACCCATAACGCTGAAACGGGGAAATTCGACGAAGTGGCGTGGCAACGTCTCGTCCTTGTATTGACGAAGAAGACCCCCCACCCATCCACCCTGGTCACTAACTATTGGACATGCGAGGAACAAGGTCTGATTCGCCCAGTCAAATCAACGGGTTCCAACATGATTGCCGCCACACCCCTCAACTCTCTCACGCTCGAACTCCCGGGCCCTGACGCTGACTCTCAGTACGAACAGTTGACATGCATGCCTATGAGCTGTGTCTTTGAGTAGCCGCGTCACAGAGGTTAGCACTCAGGCTGTAGTCTCGCGTTTCATC